GCTTCCATGCCTGGGCGGCGGCCGAGCCGATCAGCGAGGGCGAAAGCGAGCCGAGAAATTCGGCCGCGGTTTCGAGAATGGGGCGCAGTTCCATGTGTCAGCTCCAAAGCTGGATGAGGGGCAGCACGCGGGTCGCGCTGGTGGAGGTGGTCGCGGTCGCCGGGATCAGGACGACGGTGCCGAGCGGCAGCAGCTTCCCGCTGTCGGCAAGGCCGGGGTTGGCATCGAGCACGCGCGTCAGTTCGCCCGGTCCCAGCCCGGCTTCCCGCCAGAGCAGCTGGTCGAGGGTGTCGCCCTGTTTGGACCGGAAGCGCTGCGCGGCGGCCATCAGATCAGGTCCACCGTGGTCCGCGATTCGCCGAGAATGTCGCGCACGGCATGCAGGGCATCGCGGCGCAGTTCCCCGATCGAGGGCGTGAGTTCGTCCGCCTGGTTGCCGCCTGCGCTGGTCGTATCGAAGTCGCGGTAGCGCTCAACCAGTTCGGCCTTGGCGTAGAGGGCGACGGCGCGGTGGTAGCGGATCAGCTGCTGGCTCTGACCGTCCAGCTGCGGCGAGGGAACGTCCGCGAGCGTCGCATGCCCGGCGGCGATCGAGCGCGCTGCGAACGCGCGCAGGTCGTATTCGACCGACATGATGGCGCCGAGGATCGCTGCTCGCAGACGGGGCGCGGTGACGTTTGCAGAGATGCGGGCGTCTGCGCGGACAGTGGCGGGGGCGATGTCGGGGAAGAAGCCGTCGTTGACGATGACGCCTTCGTCAGCGGGAGGTGCTTCGATCTCGTCGCCCGGCGGGTTGGCGATAAACGTCATCATGCGAGCCTCCATTTCGGCGGCCCGGCTAACAGGGGTGGGGATCGGGTCAGCTGGCGGCCCTACGGCTCGAAAGCCTCCCGCAGCGCGCGATCCGCCCCTGAGCGCCGGGGGCGAGCTTGTTACGCGGCAGGATTGCCGCCGGTGTCTGTGGTTGGCGCGGCGGCGGCGCTGACAGCGGCCAGCAGCTTTTCCGCGCGCTTGACGCGATCCTTCACGCCGATGCGATCAAACAGGCGCTGGGCTTCGCGAAGGTTGATGAGGGCGCTTTCCAGAGGGGCCTGGCTGGATTCCGCAGGCGTGTCCTCGGCCTTGCGCAGCTGCTCGATGCCGATGGCCTTCAGGAGCTTGGCGCGGACCTGATCGTGGATGTCGAGACCGATGGTCAGATTGTCGGCGGTGTCGAGCACCGACAGCGGGAAAGCCTTGCCGGTGTTCTGGATCTTCAGGGCGGCGTCGGCGATCTCTTCGACCAGGATCGTCGCGACGTCGCGCTCGTAACGCTTGGGCATCGCCACATGGTGGCGCAGCAGGAATTCCCCAATGGCAAGTGCGTCATCATAGGCGCCGACGTCGATCGACCAGATCATGCAGGTGGGGACGACATCGGCGGCGATGCCGTTGCCGACACCCGCATCGGCGCTCATCACACCAACGACCCACGCGTTGTACTGCGGGAGCATCGCCCGCTTGGCCTCGATCTTGCGGTCGATCGATTTGATTTCCTTCAGGCGGCGCAGATCGTGCGTGAGGCGCAGGGCGATCTCGGCGGCGGCCCGGTCGGCGGGAGTGCCTTTGCCCCCCGCTGCCGAAGGGACGGCGGCAGCGGGGGGGGCGACCGCCCCCGTGACAGGTGCGGTTGCTGCGGTGATGGTCTGGGCAGCGAGTACGCGATCACGCTTAAGACGAGCGAGGCTCATGGTGATATCCTGTGACGGGAGCGGCTACGGGAGGGCGAAACCGGCCGGTCAGGCGGGCTTCTTGGCCATCTTGATGTTCTCGACGAGGGCGCAGCGACCGTAGTCTTCCACGACGTAGTCCTCGTTGACGGACTCGTAGTTTTCGATCTGGTCGAGTGCCGGCTCATCCTTGATCTGGCGGCGGCGGGTCTCTTCCTGCACGTAGATCGCGAGGTTATCGAGGCTGGTGATCAGCAGCGAAGTCTCGGGGAAGAACGGCACGATCACGGCGCGCTTGCCCGCCATCTGCTTGGGCAGCGTCAGGATGCGGTGCGCAGCTTCGCGCTCGGTGGCGGTGTCACCGGCGGCCTGCAGCAGGTTCAGGTACTTGTCCTTCACCAGCGCCCAGCCCACGACGACGACAAGGTCGGTGTCGCTGCGGTGCCAGGGGTCGAGCAGATCGAGCGCGTCGAAGGCGACCGCATCGAGGTTGGCATAGTCGGCCCTTGCGGTGTCGGCGTTCGTGACCTCGCCGTCGATCACGTCGACGATCTCGACATCGGCGGCGACGTAGATCGCCTTGTCGGAACCGGCGGTCAGGGCGCCGTCATCGAGCACGCGCTCTTCGGCATGGGTACGGATCTTGTGCAGCCAGCCCTCGTTGACGTCCTGCAGCAGCGGGTTCGCGGCGCGGTCGGTGCTGGCGGCGACCGAGGTACCATTGAAACCGATCATAATGCGGTCGCGGCCCTGCTGTTTCAGGATGACGTCGCGCAGAAGCGTCTGGAACTCCGGCTTGTGGCGCCAGGCATCGAGCTTGGCGTAAGGGATGGCGTGGTCGAAGTTGGTCTGGCGGCAGTTGTAGCCGCCGTCGTCCGCGGTGTCGGTCGGATCGCCGGGGGTGCGGCGCTGACCGGCCTTGGTGTTGGTGCGCCCGGCAAGCGGGCGGGTAACGCCGACGCCGACCTTCTGGCCGGTCTGCGCGGCGACCATGACGACGCTGATCTGCGTGAGGAAGTCGCTCGACTCCTGGATCTTCTCTTCCAGCTTCTGTTCGACAGCGGGCGCGACGCTGAACTTGGCGACGACGTCTTCCGCTTCGATGCCGTTGATCAGCGCGATCTGGCTGACATACGACTTGTAGAGGGCACGGGTTTCTTTACGCATTTTGCGAGGCTCCTGAGAGGCGCGAGGGGCTGGGGCAGGCGGGGTGCGGGACCGATCAGCAGTCGGTCAGGTGCGCGGCATTGCCGCCGCCGCCGGTGGCCGGGGAGCGATTGAAGGTCTGCGGCTGTTCGGTCGAAGCCAGCTGCGCTTCCAGCTTATCGAAGCGGGCGCCGAGGGCGGCGACAGCATCGTTCGACGGCTTGACGGCGGCGGCCACCTGCTCGCCCATGACGGCGGCGAAGCGTTCGATGTCAGGTGCGTTGTCGTTGGCCGGTGCCGGGGCAGGGGACGGGGTGGCCGGTTCCTTGGGCTTGTCCGACTTGAACAGCGTGGCGAACGCGGCGATGAAACCGGACTTGGTCGCCTCGGCAATGGTCGCGCCATCGAGCGATGGCTCGATCTCCAGCGCGGTCTCGTAAGCCGAGGTGAAGAGGTTGGGACGAGACTGGACGGCGAATTTCAGCGGTTCGGTGCCGAGCGACGCCGGACTGTCGGTGATGGCGAGGCCGACGAGGTAACCTTTGCCTTCCCCTGCGAAATTGGGGTGAAGCTCGCAGCTGGTGTAGAGCTTTTGCCCTGCCTTGTTGAGCGCGATCAGCTGGTCGTTGGCCTCGATCTCGGCGACCAGGCTGAGAAGCTTCTTCGGGGTGCCGTTGATGTCGAGTTCGACCTCTTCGGTGCGCAGCGACAGCACCGTGCCGTAAGCGTTGAAGGGCTTGTCCGGGCTATACCCGGCGATATGCTCGCAATTGATGCGCGCGGCATAGGTGGCGGGCGCGTAGCTGGCGGCAGCTTGTTCGAGCAGAGCACGCTCGATGACGCGGCCATCGACAGTGGGGCCTTCGACGGCGACGCGGAAAAACTTGCTCTTGGCCATGATCGGTCCGGTTCCTTGAGGGTGCGGCGGGTTCGGCAGCGGTGTTGTTCCGGCCAAAAGGACTGCTGGGCGGCATCTTCTCAAGGGCATCCATTTGGTCTGGCGCTGGGCCAAATGGACAGCGGTGATTGACGGCGAAAACGGGGCGCATGGTCGCCGCCATGAGCACGAACGCGACCCTTCCCGACCCGCTGGCTTCCGCATGGAAGTTCGATCCGCGTCGCCATGCCCGCAGCCTTTACTGGCGCGGGTGGGGGGTGACGCAGATCGCCGACGAGTTCGCGCTGCACGGCGTGGCCAACGATCAGGGCAAGCCGATCCCCCGCCCGACGATCGAATCGTGGCGCCAGCGCGACAAGTGGGACGAGGCGCCGTCGATCAAGAAGATCGAGGATGGCCTTGAAATCCGGCTGCTGACGCTGATCGCGAAGGAGAAGAAGACCAGCGCCGACCTCGTTGAGATGGACGCGCTCAACCGGTCGATCGAGAGCCTCGCCCGCGTCCGGCGCTTCGAGCAGCCGGGCGGCCATAGCGGTGACCTCAACGAGAAGGTCGGCAACCGCAACGCCGGGCCGCGCAAGGCGCCGAAGAAGAACCATTTCACCGAAGAGCAAGCCGAGGAACTCAAGCACATCTTCCTCGACGGGTGCTTCGACTATCAGCTGCGCTGGTGGAAGGAGAAGGATCAGCGCACCCGCATGATCCTGAAGTCGCGCCAGATCGGCGCCACCTACTTCTTCGCCTTCGAAGCGCTGATGGACGCAATCGAGACCGGGCGTAACCAGATTTTCCTGTCAGCCTCGAAGGCGCAGGCCCACCAGTTCCGGTCCTACATCGTCAGCTTCGCCAAGCTGGTGGGCGTATCGCTCGCGGGCGACCCCATGGTCATCACGTCCGATCTGCGCCCCCCGGAGGAGGCTGGGGCCGAACTGCACTTCCTCGGTACGAACTTCCGCACCGCGCAGGGCCGCAGCGGCAACTTCTACTTCGACGAGTTCTTCTGGGTCCACTCGTTTGAGGAGCTCAACAAGGTTGCCTCGGGCATGGCGACGCACAAGAAGTGGCGGAAAACCTACTTCTCGACACCATCGACCATCGCGCATCCCGCCTATCCATACTGGACCGGCGAGCGGCGCAACAAGCGCCGGAAGAAAGCCGACCGGACCGAGATCGACGTCAGCCACGCGGCGCTTGCCGCTGGAAGCGTGGGGCCGGATCGGGTGTGGCGGCACATCGTCAACATCCGCGATGCGGATCTCGCGGGCTGCGACCTGTTCGATATCGAGGAGCTTGAGGACGAGTACGCGGCCGACGAGTTCGCCAATCTCTACATGTGCGAGTTCGTCGACGACAGCCTGTCGGCCTTTAAGTTCAACGACCTGATCGCCTGCGGCTGCGACAGCCTGGTCGAATGGGAGGACTTCAATCCGGAGGCCGCGCGGCCCTATGGCAATCGCGCGGTCTGGGCGGGGTATGATCCGCAGTCGAGCGAGACCGGCGACAACGCGGCGCTGGTGATCGCCGCGCCACCGCTGTCGGAGGGCGGGGCGTTTCGCATTCTCGAACGCCACCCGCTGCGCGGACAGGACTTCGAAGAGCAGGCCGGTTTCATCAAGGCAATGCTGGGCCGGTACAACTGCACGTACCTCGGCGTTGATGCCACCGGCGTTGGCGCCGGTGTCTACCAGCTGCTGGCCAAGCCCGGCGCGCTGCCCGGCTGTTCGGTGGCCAAGATCGAATACTCGCTGGAAGTGAAGGCGGGCATGATCATGAAAGCGCAGAACGTGATCCGGCGCGGGCGCCTGGCATTCGAGAGCAGCTACCTCGACATCGTCTCGGCCTTCGTCTCGATCAAGAAAACGCTGACCACCAGCGGGCGCAACGTGACCTTCAAGGCCGGGCGCGGCGGTGATGACGGCCATGCCGACATCGCGTGGGCGACCATGCACATCCTCATGAATGAGCCGCTGGACGGCAAGGAAAAGCCCAAGGGCACAATGGAGATTATCGAATGAGCAAGCGTAACCGTGCCCGCCATATGAGCCGACAGGAATCGGCGGAGGCATCGCGCGGCGCGATCGTCTCGGCGGGCGGCAACCGCGGCGAAGTGCAGGCCTTCACCTTCGGGGATCCCGAGCCGGTGCTCAGCCGGGCGACGATGCTCGACATGCTGGAATGCTATCACAACCAGCGCTGGTACGAGCCGCCAATCTCCCTGCATGGCCTTGCCCGCGCGTTCCGGGCCTCGCCGCACCATTCCAGCGCGATCATCCTCAAGCGCAACATGCTGGCCGCCAGCCTTGAACCGACCCAGTGGCTCAGCCGCGCGGCGTTCAAGGGCATGGCGCAGGACTATCTGGTGATGGGGAACGCCTACGCGCAGGAGGTCCGCAACCGCCTCGGTGGATTGCTCCGGCTCGATCACGCGCTTGCGAAGTACACCCGGCGCGGCGTCGAGCCGGGGCACTTCTGGTGGGTGCCTGGGCATCAACCCGAGGTCGAGTTCGCGCCGGGCACTGTCCACCAGCTGATCGCGCCAGACGTCAATCAGGAGATCTATGGCCTGCCCGAATACCTATCGGCATTGCAGTCGGCGCTGCTGAACGAGAACGCAACGCTATTCCGCCGCCGCTACTACGAGAACGGCAGCCACGCGGGCTACATCATGTACGTGACCGGCGAGTTTGCCGATGGCGACGTCGATAAGATGCGCGATGCCCTGAAGCGATCAAAGGGGCCGGGGAATTTCCGGAACCTCTTCGTCCACTCGCCTAACGGCAAGGACACCGGGATCCAGATTAAGTCGATCGCGGAGGCGGGCGCCAAGGACGAGTTCCTCGGGATCAAGAACACGACGCGCGATGATGTGCTTGCCGCGCACCGGGTGCCACCCCAGCTGCTGGGCATCGTGCCCGCAAATGCAGGGGGCTTTGGTGACGTGACCAAGGCGACCGACGCGTTCTTCGAGTTGGAGATCGAGCCGTTGCAGTCGGTGTTTCTCGAACTGAACGACGCCGTGGGCGCGGAGGTGGTGCGCTTCAGGCAGCGGGTGAAAGGTGCAAGATAGCGCCGAGGCTGAGCGATAATCCAATCTAGCAGACAGGCGAACCGTTGGTGCCGGCCTCGATTGGCATCTTGGCACAAAGCGTGGTGACCCGCTATGTCTTCATTCAGCGATTGAGGTACGCAGAAGGTGTAAAAAGCGTGGCTCCCGCAGCTTCGTTGCGCAAAGTTTCCACCACTAAAAGCGCGTCCGAGTGAGTACGGTAGCCGCCACAGTCCACTAGAACTAACCCGCCATCGGAGATCAGGCGCCAGTGCCAATCACCTCCGGTGAATAAAGTAGAAGTCACGCTCGTGAGATCGGCTTGATAGAGGTCAAAGTGAGCCGGTAGGCGCCCCGCTTTTCGGACGCTGAGATTGCTTCTGTGTAATGCTGCAGTCCGCGCCGGAACGACTCGCTTATCCATATCGATATCCCTTTGAACTCGAGGAACTTAATGCGGGCCTCTAGCCTTGTAGAAAGGGTAGCGGCGAACCACCCCAAGAATGATGTGGTCCTTGAGCAGCCGACGGATAGTGCCAGCCCCTTCGCCTGTAACGCAAACTAGATGCGTTCCGCCGGAGGGCAATTGCTCACTGGCGCTTACCATCACGAGAGACTCTTCACATACCGCGAGCACCTTGGTCTCCGGCAGATTTAAATTAATGGCGCGGCTTACCGTAGTCCCGCGCCAGTTATCGTCGCGATGAAGAGTCGTGGCCATTCAGCCTCCACATGTAAGCGGGAGCACGCATTCGGAAGTGCTTACAATATTATTCCGGATAGGATCTGATATGGGCTGTTATAAGGCGAAGGCAAGGGGGATTAATTTTCGAAGCCGCATGTATCTGGGAAGGCGGAAGAACTAAATTTTGCCAGAAATGTTTTGGTTTCGGCTTAGCGCGGCCATTTTTAATTCTTGCTTCGTTGCCGTAAAGGTGCTCGCTAAATGCGAGGCTTTTCTTGGTGCACACCTAGCAACCATGTTTCGAGGCTCTCTAGAAGGATGCCGTTTCGGGAACTGCCGCGGAGTCGACGCAGATCTCGGCGCAAGGCCGATTAGTCCCGACCATGCCATCGCATCGCCCCGGTCAAAAGCAACACAAGCGCCCCCCCTAGAAGCGCGCTTATTCCCCCGCCTCGCCCGCGCACTTTTCGTGTCGGTTTTGATGCACATTGGGAGCGCCGGAAGAATGGCGG